GTAAGAAGTTTGTTGTGAAGGCATGCGCTAACGGCAAGGAAAAGATAGTTCGTTTTGGCGATGCCAACATGACGATCAAGAAAGACCAGCCAGCCCGAAAAAAAAGCTACTGCGCTCGCAGTGGCGGAATCAAGGGCAAGGCTAACAAACTAAGTGCAAACTATTGGTCACGCAAAGCGTGGAATTGTTAGGAGAAAGACATGCCATCCGTAGGAAAAAAGAAGTTCCCTTACACCGCAGCAGGAAAGAAAAAAGCTGCTTCTTACGCCAAGAAAACGGGCAAGCCCATGAAGAAGAAAAAGGGCTACTAAATGAGTTTGTACGCCAACGTGAACAAGCGAAAAAAGAACGGAAGCTCTCGTTCTAAAAAGAAATCGACTGTTTCGGACAAGGCGTACAAGAACATGAAGGCTGGTTTTCCTAACAGTGCGAAGAACAAAGCTAAGAAAAAAGCTAAGAAAAAAGGACGACCTAGTGGCGCAAGTTTCTAAAGATGTAAAAGCAATCGGCAAAAAAACCAAAAGCGGAAATATGAAGCATGCGAACTGTCCATGCACTCAAAAGTAAGGAGGCCGACTATGGCTAAGAAAAAGGGATCTAAAAAATCCACCCCAGTCTCGAACATGCAGAAGTTCGGGCCAGCCAACATCGGTACTGGCAAGAAGGGAACTGTAAAATTACTACATTAAGTCAACTTAAAGATTTAACCGCTCTTAGCAAAAGCAAGGGCTGGACACAGTTACACAAGGTCATGGAGGAAGAGATAGTATCACTAGCTCTTACTATGGCCGACAGCCCCCAGATGAGCCAGCAACAGATGGATTATAATCGGGGCGCGATCTGGGCAGCTAGACAGTTGCTCGACTTACCTCAACGGCTCATGCTCCGAATGGAGAATGATCTATACCTTGAAAATGCAAATAGCCGCGAAAGCCGCTTACAGGAAGATGGAGATTACGATGGCTGATCCTTTACAACGGATTACCGAAAAGAAACTTGGCCCACAACAAGGCCCAGCACCGCAAGCGCAAGCACCGCAAGCGCAAGCTCCTAAGCCTGCGGAAGCACCAACGACGAACATGGAGAAAGCTCAAGAGATCGCTTCACCGATTACCGAGGGTGATCGTGAGCGAGATCAATCCGTTGAGTTTTTTAAAGTAGGCGACCAGACTATGACTGCGGCCCAAATCAAGGGTACGCGAGATCGTTACGCGGCTTTAAACAATAAGCACTCTCAAAACGCAGAGGTGTACGGCTACGTCGATCAAATGATGGCGAAGGGCAATATGAACCCAACGCAAGCCAAAGCTCTCATCGACGGTTCGCTAAAGCGTGCGTTCACAAAGAACGCCCAATTCGGCAAGGGCGCACAACCTCCTGCTGGTCAGGGCCAAGCAAACCCTAACGCACAACAGGGCGGAAACGTAGCTGCTGCACTGGAAGAAGAGTTCCGTAAATACGAAGATTCAAACGCTATATCTCTCCCACCCAAACTTCGTGAGAGCTACGCAGAGATCGAAGGTCTAAAGAAGCAGATGGCTATGCAAACTCAGCTAATGAACAGAGTTATGCAGGCTGGAAAGCAGCAGGCGCAGGTTAGCCAGCAAGTCCAGAAGCAAGCAACCAACCAGTCTAACCAGAGCTACCAAGAAAGAGTAGCTACGAACCTAGACAGAGTTCAGCAGGAGCTAAAACTTCCTGACGAAATGGCCCCTGAGTTCTCTGATTACGCTATGCAGATGGGCTATACGGGAGAAGACTTTGCCAATCTGGGTCTAACTCGTAAAGTTATGAAGGCGTTTCAGAACGAAAAGAACTCTGGTGAATTTGAAAGACTTAAATCTTTCTCAGAGAAACGTGCAGCGTTTACAGAGACAAACACAACGGCCCCTACATCCGCTGGTGGAAGCCAAGGTGGCGATGATATGCTAAACCGCCTAACGGCACGCGCACAAGATCGTCGCGTTACCTAAAAAAATCGTCCCTTTTTTTTAAAAGAGGGACGACACCCCGACCACTTATATTTCAGACTGCCAATAAGACACAATTCCGCGCAAGCCGAATGACGTTTTGTTGGGACGAAGAGTTAATACGTGAATTCCGTTTAGACTTATTTGTGCCGCCTAGTTTTGTAATCTAATACAGGAGATTAGCACAATGGCTGCTATTCAAGGACTGCGCGGAACCGGTCAATTTGACAGTGACTTCCGCCCTAAAAACTACAGAGAATTATACACTCTTCTTGAGCCAAACGGCTCGGCTCCCCTAAATGCTTTGTTATCAATGACCTCTTCTGAGGCAACAGACGATCCCGAATATCGTTTATTCAAGGATGAACTCCCCGACCGTAAACTTTCGGTCAATGGTGCGGTCGCTTCCACATCAACGACAGCTATTACTGTTGATGCAGGCAACGACAATCTTTTTGCGGTCAAAGGCACTATGCTTGTGAACGCAGCCACCGGCGAAGTCATGCGGTGTACAGCAGACAGTACGGCGACAGGTTTAGTTGTTGAGCGTAACATCGGTGGTACAACACACCAAATCGCAGATGACGCGAACTTGTTCATCTCTGGTTCGGCTTTTGAGGAAGGGGCAACTAGCCCCACAGCCATTTCGTTCGACGCGAGTGTTGACTACAACTACACTCAAATTTTTCGGACTTCTTACGGCCTCTCAAATACGTTGTCCGCGACTAACTTGCGTACTGGTGACAAAGAAGATGAACTAGCTACTAAAGCTCTTAAACTGCACATGCAGGATATTGAGCGCGCTATGTTCTTCGGCAAGCGTCACGAAACAAACGGCACGTCTTCGCAGCCAACTCGCTACACAGGCGGTTTGGTCAACAACATCACCAACGTAATCGACCGTGCTTCTGCATCATCAACGATGACAGAAGATCAGTTCGACCGCTATCTGATTGAGAGCATCTTTGCTTTCGGTTCGAAGCAGAAGATTGCGTTTGTGGGTGCAAAGACAGCAGGTCACTTACAGAAGATCGGTAAGAACCGTTGGCAGCCGACAGTGATTGACGATACCTACGGTATTTCAATCTCTCAGTACCACACGTTCGCGGGTGATTTGATGGTACACTTGCACCCCCAGTTCCGCCAAATTCCTGGCATGGACGATGCAATGATCATCATTGACTTCCCACACTTGAAGTATCGTTACCTTGATGGTCGCGACACCCAGCTTCTACGGGATCGTCAGGCGCCAGATGCCGACCAAATTAAACACGAATACTTGACGGAATGCGGCTTGGAAATGACCCAGAGCAAAACACACACATACATCAAAAACTGGACTACACTCGCTTAACCCCCAGTTTTAAGATGTTGAGAGGGGGGCGCGTTTTATACCGCGCCCCTTTTTTTCATGTGTTTCGGTGTGACCCTCCACAGGAGAAGGGGAGGCGACAATGATTGATCCAGTATCTGCTTTCGCCGCTGCACAGGCTGCGTTCTCTATCACGAAAAAACTCATCGGCGCGGGCCGTGAGCTTCACGATGTCTCAAAGTCGTTGGGTTCTTTTTACGAAGCGTGCTCAGACGTATCCAAAGCTGAGAGCCAAAGAAAGAAACCCAAGCTACATGAAAAAATGGGCCGAGGCTCAGATAGTATTGAGCAAGAAGCTCTTCAAATTATTACACATCGCAAAGCCCTGTTGGAGCATGAGAAGGACTTAAAATTTATGCTAAACATGCGCTACGGCCCAAACACTTACGCAGAAATGACCGACCTCCGCAAACAGATTAGGGAAGAGCGCGAGCGCACAGTCTACCGTGCAATGGAAGCCAAGCGAGACCTCCAGCAGAACGCGCTGATCATTGCGTTAGCCACAGGCATCTGCGCGGTTTTAGGAGGCGGTATGTATCTTATTGCGATGGTCGTATTATGATGAAGCCCTTACTCGTATCGATGTATCTCGCTGGCCTGCTCGATCCAGAGACGGTGACGTGTCACCTATGGAAACGTCTGGACATTTTCGGCACCAAACATTGCATCTATCGCGGACCAAACAAGACATTCTATACGCATTTCCCAACCAACAGTTTCCGCGAGTGCGTGAAGACGTTCCAATGCCCGTACTCCCGCAAAAACAAGAAGCCAAGTATCCACGAAATTCTACGTGGTATCCAGCAAGGCTTCTGAAACTAAGCAGCGGTAAGTAGGGACGACTGGGCCATCAAAAACATCCATAAATAATTATATTTAATCTCATGGAGCTAACATGGCACGTAAACGCGCAAGAACAGAAGACGGTCACTTTGTAAAAGACGACCCAGCCACGCCCGAAAACGAGGCTTGGGTAGAAGATGAAAAGCCCCAAAAAGCAAAGGCAAAGGCACCGTCTGCCCCTGCGTTCACTTGGTATATTTCGTCTGACAAAGAAACTTCTGTCTTTGATGTGCAGCTCAACGACGACCGGTTCAGCGGGACGTGGGACGCTGCTCGGCAGTACGTCCGCTGGAAGATACCTACGGAGATGAAAGCCTCTATGAGCCTTCACCATTTCACTTGGACTGGGCGCATAGTAGAGGATAAAGACTAATGGCAGAGGTCAGTGTAGCTAAGCCGTTCGCCGCTGGGAAGGGTAGTCATACCCCGCTAGAGAACTTGGTTCGTAGCGCACTGGTACGCGCAGGAAACTTTAGCCCTGCTCGCGTGGATGGCGAAGTGATGATGATGTTCATAGAAGACCGTGCGGTCCCAGACCTCATAATGATCGACGGTCTGACTGCGCACTACTCGCTTCAACAGGGCAGTGAGAAAGCTATGGTCATGCTCAAGCTCTACCAAGCTGGCATTACGGACATTCTGCACGAGCGAGCGAACGGCAATAAAGGCTACTCAATGATTATTACGGACGTAACGCCAGAGAGCGACATGTCACGTACAACAGTCAGATCATCTACCGGCACGACCGTAACCACAACGTACACGTACAAGGACTGACATGGGCAGACTTTCATACGCTCCCATTGCTATAAAATCTAACGCGAAGTCTTATTACAGCTTTCGCGGCATGGATCGTTCGCGTGACATAACCTCTATGGAGGGTGATAAAGAGCAGCACTTTTGGCTGGTTGAGAATGGTCAGGTTGATTACAGAGGCCAACTATCGCGTGACCCATCGTTTTTTTTACACAATGGATCTACCAGGTCGACAATAAAAACAGCAAGATTTTACAACCGCAATGGCCTTGTCTGGGCGGAAGAGGATGCAAGCTCTACTCATTTAACATCTGACCGTGGACACAAGATCACTTCAGCATACGAGAAAAACGCTGTTGTCTCCATGACAAACTTCGAGGGTAAGGTGCAAATCTTCTCACAAGGAGAAAAAAGTTACGGTTACGACGGTTTTGAGTTTTCAACCTCCACGGCATCTATAGAACCGGCGTTCGGGGTTGCTGTGCAACGGCGCTTGGTCGTAGCAGGGTTCAAAGACAGGCCACGTATGGTTGAACTCAGTAGGGTAGATAGTCCTAATATTTTTCTTGATGAAGAACCTGCTTCAGACGAAGCATCGCAAGCAGGCTTCATTGACATATCTAATCTAATCGGAACGGCTGATGAAATTACGGGGCTTGGTACTTTTGAGGCTAACAGACTAGCCATATTTACAAACGATCAAACGCTTGTCTATATTCTTGACCCTGACTTTAAACAGTGGTCGCTAGACAGTCGGGCTAACTTACGCATCGGCTGCATATCGCACAACACAATCGTAAACGCTGGCTCCGACCTTCTCTTCTGCTCACGTCGCGGCATCCACTCTATCATGCGTAGCGAGCAAAACGGAATAACTATCTCCGAGGCTTCGTTAAGTGACGACATGGAGCGTTATTACCAAAGCCTCTTGAAACAAGTTGACAGTTTCAAGGACATCTCTGCTGTTTACGACAGCGATACCCAGACTTACCATGTTTTCTTCAAGCTACGCGGCGGTAAGTCTGAACGTTTGTCTATGAACTTCCGCAACGGATACGAAAAAGTAAATTTTCAGATTGGTAGTAGTCTGCTCCCAAGATGCGGAACGTTTCTAGGTGGTCGTTTGATGTTTGGAACGAGTGATGGCTTGTATGAAAGCCTTACCGCCACATCAAATATTGATACTGGCCTATCAGAATTACGAAGGTCTAAGTTTGTAGCTGAAACACCCGTTCTCTGGTTGGGCGACTTTCTCTCTAGTAAACGATGTCACACGTTAATTGTACAAGCCTTCGGCAAAGGCCGGTTCTTTGTAGACGCGCTCGATGAAGAAGACCGCGACATGGCATCTATAGAGGTAAACCTCGAAAGGATTGATGGCGACCCACGTTGGGGCGACATGCCTTTATCCCACGACTTTAGCTTCCCCTTTAACCACGTATTCCGAGGCGTTCGACTACGCTTCCGAACGGAAGAAACCGACACCCAGAGCGAGATGACAATTATCTCTTTCGCCTTTCTAACGCACAAGGAAAAATAGATATGGCACGTTTGAAAATTCTTTACCCGAACAACCACACAAGCAGTGGAAACATTGGCGCTGATATTGAAAACATTGTTCGATACGTCAACTCTGCCGAACTTGGTGATAATACGTTATCCGAGCTTATGAAAAAGCTGTTCAACACTGAGGGTACGGTAACAGGAGTTGTCGAGATTCGTAACGATAATACGAACGGTCTTCAGTATCGTGTGGGTACATACACTGACACAAACACTGGTTGGATAAACCTAGCCACAACTGCTGAATTACGTGGGGCAAGCGGCGTAGACGTAGGAACGATTGGTGCGCCGATATTCTCCGGTCGCCTGGACTTCACCGCTACGTCTGGGCAAACTGTATTTAGTTACTCTCACATCTCTACGGATGCTATTCTTGTTTACAAGAACGGGGCGCTTCAGGCTACGGCGACTATTACTGCAAGCACAAGTGCTAACACTGTAACTTTGGGGTCTGCTGCATCCGCAGGAGATGTTATTTCCATATTCAAGGTTCAGAGCGCGAACACTTCTGGCTTTAGCAGAACGGACGTTACGTCCAACGCAAACCAAGCTGTTTTCCCATATGTGCATACGGCAAGTCAGACCATTATGATTTACCGAAATGGTGTCATGCAGCGCGAAGGTTCTTCAAACGACTACACAACTAACCCAGCCTCATCGACAGTAACGTTTACATCCGCACTAAGCGCAGGAGATATTATTTCATTACTCCGCGTGGAAGACGTTAGCTCTGTCAAAGTTTCGGGGTTGATGACTGAAGACGAGTTTACGGATGCTAACGGCTTCATACCGTATTCGAAACTAGCAATCGCGGACGCAGGAATACCACAAGCAAAGATTGCAGACTTGGCTGCGACACTCGCCAACAGGGGCAGGGTTTATGTAAGCGCGTCGACGCCTGCGGGTGTCAACGCTGGTGACTTCTGGGTTGATACATCTGCGTCACCGAACGTGCTTAAATTCTACAACGGAACAGGTTGGCTTCTGACAAGCCCAGACACAGGCATCCCCGCATTTACAAGTGCGAATGCGTTACAACAACTGCGCGTAAACTCTACGGGTGGTGGGCTAGAGTTCGCAGCAGTAGACGTATCGGCGCTTATTCCACAAACCTATATTGGGGCGGCATCTGGCGTAGCTGCACTAGACGCTCAAGGGTTACTTCCCGTTGCCCAGTTGCCTACAATATTTGCTACTCGCTCGTTCTACTTTTCTAAGGATGGGTCAATCGCAGACGGTGACTTTACTGTAACGCGAGCTTTCAAGCAGACCGTTCGTATTGACGCTATCGCTGTAAAAACAACAAGCGGTACGTGCAACGTGCGCCTTAAACTAGGCGGCACACCAGCAGGAGATACGATTGCGGCAAGCTCGACTTTAACAGAACAAAACTTGTCATCTTCCATCACGGTAGACGCGACGACACTCTCAAAGAAAATAGAGTTCACCGTATCTTCCGCATCAAGCGTAACTGATATCGAAATAGCACTAGCGGCGGTAATCACGAATGTCTGATTTTAATAAATACGATAGATGGCGCGGTATTCTGGGTATGACCGCAGGGTCAAATCTCAAAGAAACCGCGCAAGACCTTTCCGAAAAAGGAAGACACGGTGACACCGAAGTCGTCCACGTAAACCCGCAAGAAGTAGAGA